TCGAGTTGTCGGTGTTTTGTAGGGAGTTGTCGGTTCTCGAGTTGTCGGTGTTTTGTAGGGAGTTGTCGGTTCTCGAGTTGTCGGTGTTTTGTAGGGAGTTGTCGGTTCTCGAGTTGTCGGTGTTTTGTAGGGAGTTGTCGGTTCTCGAGTTGTCGGTGTTTTGCAGGGAGTTGTCGATGGAGTAATTAAGACCGGCCCCGCCGTCTAGCGATACACCAAAACCCGCATCACCAACAACCAGCCTTTTGTCTGTGTTGAAGTTATTAGTGACACTTTCCGTCGACGATTTACTTTTGCCGCCAAAGTACATTGGAGCGATGCAGAAGTTAAACCAAAATTCAAAAATGTTTTTCATATTTTTTTCCGCAAGATGTATCCGTCAACAACAAAGCCATTTTGTTTGGCTTTTGTGACAAGCCCCGTTCTACGCGTCTGAAATGCCACCGTCGAATATAAACCTACGCCCTGCGCTTCGATGACTTCAAGCCCGATTTTCGTCAAGTTTGCCGTCCCTTTCCCTCCTGCGGCCTGTATCCATAATTCAGTGCCTACCGGATTTAGCGCATAGGCTAATTTATTGTTTCCATTTTCCAAGAGGAAAAATGCACAGCCGCTGACCACGCTGTCCAGACCGATTTGCTGTACGTCATCCGATTCCGCAAGAGCCAGCAGAGGGCGAACCTCGGCCAGTGTTGCCCGGCGAATTATCGTTTGACTAGCCAAATCAGAATAAGAGCCGCCCCGCCCACTAATACCCAGAGGTTGATGCCAGCCGCACCAGTGGCAGTGCCACTTCCCATTGCGACATTCCACCCGGATGAGTTGAAAGCGCTGTCGAATGCAGCTTTAACGTCGCCGGAAGTCGATGTGGCTCCCCCTCCTTGGAATGAGGGGGAGCCACTCATGCCAGATAGATCGAATCCGGGATTCATTTTCTCACTATTAAATAAACAAAACCGACCGCCAACACACCACTCGCTATGAACAAGTAGATTTGTGGAATTTCTGCAATCCGCCCCTTAATACTGGACGGCTGACCTTCCTCGAACAACTTGCCAGTCCGGGGATCAATAGAAACGGTCGGAGACTTTACAGTGAGTTGCTCAACCCGTTTTTTGAATACCGTCTGTGCCGTCGTGTTCAGTAGGTCGCCCCATTCATTTAGAGCAACGTCGAATTTATCCATATTCGGCCCCAATCAAAGGTTGCCCAAAGTATCCAAATATTCAATAACGACATACCCGGAATCCGCCGCATCTGTAGTAAAAATCCACTCGACAGATTGAGCCGAACGGGTATCAAAGGCGTTTCTCACATTGCCGTCCAAAACGAAGTCGATCGTGTAGACACCAACTTGAGGCACTCGGCCATGACGGATTTGCTCGTATTCGTTTTTTGCCAGGGTCGATTCGTGGATAACGCGACCATCCTCTTTCACCAGTGCGCCGATCACATGGCCGCCATGAAATACGTGCACGCGCTTGATGATCGCACCTGTTTTTCCGAACGGGAAGTTGAGCGGGAGTTCGCCGGATGCGCTCACTGAAAAACCATATCGCAGTTGTTTCGCAATAAGGCCAGAAAACGGCGCAAAGCCGCCGTCTGCGGTGCGTTGCGGCGCCGCTTCGTGCAGTTGTGCGCTGAGCATGGGCGCAGTCGCGCCAGCAATATCGACGGCAGTGCTCAAATTTGAGATACCAAAAGAAGTATCCAGCGCGCCGATCATCCGATCCAACTGGTCAAGTCCAGTCAAATCTTCGAATGCAATGTCGAGAAAATTATCGGCTCCAGTGATGCCCCGATATTTGTTAATCAGGTCGATTTGAGTACCACTGCCTTCGAAGATGGTTTTCCCGTTCGCTTGCAAGCGGAACATGTTGATATTTGCCTTGGTCAGCGCAGTCCCACCGAGATTCAGCTGCATGTTATTCAGCGTTTTCCCGATTGTAATTTGATTGGTGGCTTGACCTGTTGCGACAACGTTCGAAAACGGAAGTGAGTTACGAACAATTTTACCGATTGGCATGATTTTACCTTTTCAAAATGTTTAAACGGAAACGTACTGGTTGATCACTGGGGTATTTCGCACGGCAACGACGCCGGCGACGCCCAGAACGGCAGTTCGCACCATGGCGTTGGGGGCGAATTTGTAAGCCACGAAAAGAGCGGCGGCAGTGATGCCAAGGGAAACCAGTTTTGCTTTGTCCATGTTGTCCTCGTCGGAAAATTGTGCGGTTTGGATCCGCGAAAAAAGAAGCTGGCCGGAGGGTGCAACAAAATGAGAGCAACAGGCAAGAAAGGTGTCTAGGCTGGTGCCTATTGTGAGGGTGCCTATTGTCTAGGGTAGGCGCGAGGTTTTGCCGGTGGAAAAATCTTTCTGCATTGCCTGGAATCCGGTCAGGCTGGCAATATCACCGATCGAAATCCCCATTGCCTTTGCCATTGTTTTTTGATCTTCCGGATAGGACAAGCGGCCACAATGGCAGGCGCTCAAACTGCCAATGAATGCCTTGTCCACGCTTGCCGGCCGTTGCGACAAGCCAAAAACTTCCACCCCGTAACCGCGCCCCATGAAACAGAGTTTTGCCCACCCGTCGGGTGCGCTGCTTGGTTTGGTCACGCTGTGCAGTTCTTCCACAACCAGAGTCAGGCGGCCGGCGGCCAATGCGATCTTGCAGAATAACGAAAACGCTGCTTCATCTTTCGCCCTGGACAAAGTTGGCTGAAATACCAGGGCAAACTTGCCGCGCTTGCCAGCCTTGCCCACCGCGTCCAGCACTTCGGTCATGTTTCGCACCAGCTTTGCGCCGGGGAAAAAAGTAACGTATCGATCGAGGGGTTCTTTAGGCGACCACACCATGACGCGGGGGCGCTTTTTAAGTGCCAGGCGGCGCTTGAGTTCTGTTGATTTTCCGCATCCAGTCGTCCCCAGAATGGCGACGAAGTGCGCGGCCTGATCGTTGCCTGTTTTTTTCATGCGCGTGCCTGGACAGGCGCGGCGGGTTCTGAGCTACTGATCTGCGGCGTGATCGTGTCATCTGCGGTTTTTTTCTGTACGGCCGCCGCTTTGGCAAGGTCAGCCGTCACGCCCTGCCACGTCGCAAAGGCCAGCGGCCCAGCGATAGCCAACAGCGCCACCTCTTCCTCATACTTGCCCAACAGGCCCGACACACTCCATCCCCGCTTAAGCATCACCGGCACGGCCGCTGCGGCCAGTGCGTCGCAAGATTGCGCGGTGTAGATCTCTTTCAGGCTTGGGAACATCGGCGCGAACATGCCGGAAACGATCTGCACCAGTGCGGAGAGTTCTGCCGCCTCGTTTTGGTTGCCCGGCTGGGCGATCTGTGCGCCCTCTTCCGGTGTTGGTGTCGGCGCTAATTGCGCGTCGATCTGTGCGGCCTCGCCTTGCAGTGCTTTCAGTTCTTCGTCCATGTTTACCCCAGCAACGTGGCCGACTTCTTCACGGCCTGATTGATTGCCGCCAGCGGGGAAGCAATGGGAGCCGGTGCGGGTTTCTTCGGCGTCGGCGCTTCTTGTTCGCTGCCCGACTTTCTCACCCAACCCAAAACAATGCCATGCGCTTGTGTGCCGCCCTTCACGTAGGCAGAAACGCCACACCACGGACATGAAATGTTCAGTGTGTCGCGCCCGTTCTGCTTAACCGGCATTTCTTCGCCGCAGATCACACAATCCGCCTTACCCACCACCCGAACGCTGCTATCGGTTGCCATTAAAAAACCTCGCAATCAGCCGCCTTAACCCATTGACGAATGCCGCCACTCAAACGCTTGACCAGCACATCATCTCCACGCACCGAATCTACAACGTATTCATGTCCGCCAACGCTCACACTATCGCCGACTTGAAAAACATCCGCCTTTATCGGTTTAGTTGCTGTTGGTTTTTTCGCCGCTGGTTTTTTCGCCGCTGGTTTTTTCGCTGTCGTCATAACGCACCACCCTTTCGATTTTTTCAATCCGCGAATCCTGCGCGGCCAGGTATTGCAACAGATCCACCAGCGCCACTTCCGCGGCTGCCGGTTTAGCGATCAAGCTGGCGCGGCGCACGACCTCAACTCGCGCCGTCAGATCGGCGATGGTCGGCGCTGTCATTGGATTGTGTTCCCGGAATACAAAACCGAGCGGCCACCGCCACGGAAATGTGGAACCAACACCGAACCGCTGGCGATCTTGTCCAGCCCCTGAATGCTATCAACATAGTCGTCGAGGTCGCCCTGGCTGTCGGCGCAGGTTGCAACGTATTGCAGGAATTGAGGCACTTGCTTACGAGAGAGCAACAGCGCGTATTGTTTGGCAGTGATTGATCCGACGAACACCTGTTCCGGCGCCGGTTCATCCTGAGAAATCCACTCATCCTCATCCACGTCTGCCACGCCCAGCGCGTCCTTGAGTTTGGGCGACCACACCAGCGCACGCTTGCCCTCTGTTGCATCGGCGTATTCACGAAAGCGGTGAACAGCCCAGGCGTCGCCTTCCTCGGCCCAAAGCAACAGCTGGAACGGGGTAAAGTGCATAACGCCCCACTTCTCGCCCGCCGCGCCGATCTTGGCGTGACTGCGCGCAATTTCGGATGATGCGCCCCACTTTTCATCACGCCCAAATTTTGCGATGTACTCCGCCGCCTTCTCGCCGCCGCGCACGTTGAGCGCATGGGCGAGCATGTCATTCAGTTTTGTATGATCCCCGAGCCCAACCTTGAACAGAACTTCGCACCACTTCCTGCGTAGGTCTTCGATCATGGCGCTGTCAAGGTCGCCCTGATCGTTCACCGGCTGGCTTTCGTCGAATGCCTGGCGATCTGCAAATGCCAGCATGTGAACGTGAGGGTGCCAACCGTTTTCGGTGCTTACGGTGAATTCCAGAGAGTTCACCACGCCAATGCACTCGCGCCGTTTCTTCCAGTCCTTCCAGATGCTGGAATTTTGGAACCGCTGCCGCGCCTTGTCGAACTTGGCCTGCAACACGTCAAGCTGCTCGTCGGCTTCGTGCGGAAAGGTGAAGGTCAGCAAGTATGCGCCGCCGCCGTTGCCGACGTGTTTCACCATGGCCGCGCTCAACTGTTTGCGGCGCAATTCCGCCACCTTGGCGGCGCACACCGGGCACGTATGCAGATTTCCGCACCGGTTCAGCCCGGCGAACCCTGCACCGTCTCGCGCTTCATTGCGCAAAACGTCCACGGTTTCGTTGCCGCGCTTCAGCGAACGACTGCACCAGCATGTCCGATGCTGCTCTTTCCACGTTAGGCCAGACTTCGCCAAAATACCTTGAGCGGTGCGCAACAGACGGTATCTGGCCGCCACCGCTTCCGCCCTTTTTTCCTGCTCGAAATAGTTCTTTATAATCATGGCTGTGTATGGATTTCGTGTAAGTACCGAGAATAGCGGATTCGCAGGCCGCGAATCAGCCCCAGAAATAGGCGACGCTCACAAACAAGGTGGCGGTAAAAACCACCCCACCAATCAACTGGCGAACAAAAACCCGCCTTGCGCGGGTGCGCATGATTCGGCGGGTGTCGTGGTAGAGGAAAAAACGGGATGAGTTCATGCCGCCCTCGCTTTCTGCGGTGCCGGGTGCATGATCTTGATGCGCTCTATGGTGTCGAGGATTCGCAGGCGGTGCAGATCATGGGCTACCGATGTCTCGCCCCAATAGGGCGACATTTCGCGCCCCTTGTGTCGGATGCTGATCAGTTCTGTGGGTAGACCTGCCTCGATGAGTAGATCATTAAACCGGTTCACGGCGTTGGCGATCTGCTCGATGCCAGCAATCAGCCTATCGATGCGCTGCGCCTGATCTTGGCGCATGAGGTAGGGGAAGAAGTGTTGAGTCATAATGCCCCCCTGGCCTGCTTTGCAGCGGCGAAAAGCCGACCGGCGCGAGCCGCGAAGTGATCAGCACATTGAGGGCGACGGAATCCGAGGCCCAAACAAATAAAACCGAGTTTAAGAAGTCTTTCAGATCGTTGCATGATGCCTCCCATGGCGTTGATTGGATGCCCGGCTTGCCGGTGCTTGGGAGGCACGCGGGGCCGGACGGATGTAAACATAGCCTAGCAACGTGGACGCTGTCAATAGGGCGTGCCAACGTTGACACGTCAGGGGGGGAGGTTTACAACTGCATTTGTGGGGTGCCTATTGGGCCCCCCCCTAATGAGCCTTGGGAGGGATCATGCAAACAACATCTGATTTCTTGGACGCATTGTGGTGTTCAATATGTTTATTTAGCCGCTTGTGTGCTTCGGTAGCGTCAAGCTGGGCGCGTTCTGCGGTCAATATCGCACGCGTTAAGTCGGCTCGCACGGCCGCATAAACTCCGGCCCCAGCGGCCACCGCCGCGAAGATCTGCAACAAAATTTCCATGCTCATGATCTACCCGCCCGAACCGCCACCCGCTCGCCAAAGAGGTAGAACATCACGACGCTGAACAGATCCACGACGACTTGATCCGTCGGCGAATACAGGAATGCGCCAAGCGTCGCCGCCACCACTACCGGCCGCTGTAGTTTGCGAACCGCCTCAACCCATGGATAGGCCACCCCGCCCTTGTCTGCATCTTGCAAAACACGGAATCGTTCGAGCTCGAGATTTTGCAGAACGACCAGATCCGCCACGCTTGTTGGTTTAACGGCATTGGGCGCAATAAAGCGCTGGGTCAGGGCTTCGACGGCTTTGACTGCTGCCGGGGCGAACACGGCAAAAATAGAGAAGGGATCGAACATCATTTGAGGCCCGGGTGAGTTATATCGAACAGCCAGCCGCCCAAGGAAGTGCCAACGTCATAAAACGGATTGACCGCCGGATCAAGCGCATTGTCCACCACTGCATTGCCAGCGCCGCCCGCCACACCCACCACCAGATCGACGGCGCCCTTGCCCAGGTCTTTCCCCATGCCTTTGGCACCGCGCAGGGCCAGCCATGCCAGGGCGACGCCGCCGATCAGCACGCCGCCGACCAGCACGGGGTTGTTTTGGATGAGGCTGGGAATTTTCATGCCATTGAAACGCCAGTGGTGATCTGCGCCAGCTGATAGGGTTGCTGTCCATTCTCGTGCTGGATGATGGCCTCGACCAGCGCATTGAGGTGTTGCGGCACGCTGATCACGGTGTCGGGGTTCACGCCCAGGGCGCGCGCCACGGCCTGCGCATAGGCTTCGGTGTTGTTTTCATTGCTGGGCGCATACTTGTTGATCAGCAAGCGCACGGTGTTGAGGCCGTCGCGGGTGTAGTAGTTGGCCAACAGCTTGGCCAGCGCACGAATGCCGTATTCGGGGGAGACGAACTGCACGAATGCCGGATCTGTTTGCTGCGCGGCCATGCCCTGCCATTGGCTGGCACTGTGCCTGATGTTGCCGGGGTTGTTGTTGCGGATTCCGCGCGGGGTGAGCATGTCGATGATCTCCGTTTTTTTAGTCCAGCCCAGCAAAGCGACCGATGCGCCCAGGGCGATCAGTAGCCAGCCGGTGCGGGTCATAGATTGGCGAGTTCGCTGCGAAGGGTGGCGGCCTCGGCGTCCAACTGCGCGAGCCATTGGGTGTTCCCGAGCAAGGCTTCGCGTTTCGCGCGGGGCGTAGATCCCAGCATATCAATTTCGGCAAGGCGACCGGCGATCTGATCGGGGCGAGAGGTCGGCACGGCGGGAATGACGGGCCTCGAAAAAATGGAACCGTCATAAAAGTCACCAATTGCTGTATCGTCTGCCGCAATGACAGCGCCGACCTGCTCGGCAAATTCAGCTTCTGCCTCAATAATGTTTTCCACCATGCTGTTTTTAATAATTGCGTATTTCATAGCCATCACTCCCACCAAGTAACGAGACAATATCCGGAACCACCCGCACCGCCATTTAATAAATGCGCACCACCGCCTCCGCCGCCGCCGCTATTAGCAGTCGCGGGGCCTCCTGTTGCGTTAGGGCCTCCATAACCGCCACCCAAGCCGCCGCCGACACCGCCGCATTGGTATGGGCCGGCGGCGGTGTTGTAATTACCCTGCCCGCCTGCAAACCCGTCTTTTCCGCCCGCAGCACCACCCGCCCCGAGGGTTGAGGATGTTCCGGCGCCGCCCCCCGCGCATGAGAGCGTACCGAAAGACGATTCGCCGCCATTCGCGGCGAAAGTGCCGCCCGCGCCAATTATCACGGTTGTGTCGCCAGTGACAGTATAGAAGCCGAGGTGGCGCGAACTACCTCCGCCGCCAGCGCCCCCGGAACCGGGACTGGTACCGCCACCACCGCCTCCCCCGCGCAGTTCAACTTCGACATGCCCCCCGGCAGCCAACAAAGCCGCCGAGGGTGTGAAGGTGCCCGAGGTCAAGAATTCCTGCGTTTTACGAGTTTGCCTGGAAATAGATAAAAAACTCATGATCAGCTCACCGTCTGAATGCGAAGCGATTGTGCGGCCGTTCCGCTGATGCCGTACCAGGTAGCCGCCGCCGCTTCGGTTTCGATATAGGTCGCGCCGGGTGCCAGCTTGATGGAGCCGTTGGCTGTCGTCACACCGGAGCCGCCCAGGTAAATATCGGCCGCACCAGCGTTGAAGAATCGGATGCTTTTTAGCGTTGCATCACCCGCCACTAAAAGCGTTGCTGCCACGCCGATGGAAACAGGTGCCAGATCGTTCAGGGTGTCGCCCTGCAAGCTCACAATGTTGATCGTTCCGGCCGTGCGCTGGTAACCGCCCTCCCCCATCGCCAGGGCGAACTTGATGGTTTGCGTGGTCGCGCTGGTGAAAGTCAGTTCTGTGATCAGCCGTTCAGGACGCGAAAAGAATCCGCCCTCCATGCCGCTGGCATTTGCGAACGTCGCGCCGTTGTTGATGAAGTCGATATCCACGCCGGCCGATGTTTCCAGCAGGTGAAAATAGGCCGCTTGCACATTGAGCCTGACCAGCTGGCCGGCGGTCAACAGCAGGTTGATAGTTTTCATTTTTTACCTTTCAGCACATAGAGTCCGAACATGGCCGCCGCCGCCATGATGGCGTATTGGATGGTCTGACTGTTCAGCTGGCCGCGCGCCTCGCTGGCGGTGCTGGCGATGAAGTTTTGCGTAGATGCAACGCCATTAAGCAAGCCGGAAAACGCACTAGACTGTTGCCGCCCGGCCTCGCTTTGCAAGCTGATTATATTTTCGATGGATCCGGACGTAGACCGCAATAGTTCTGTGTAATTTCGCCCGGCCTGCGCGTCTGTGCTTTTGATTAAGTCGAACGAAGCTAACCCAAGGTCGCGGCCAGCAGAAACGGCGCCGTGATCTGTGGTTGTGTTGTATGTTCTCGAGTTGTCGGTGTTTTGTAGGGAGTTGTCGGTTCTCGAGTTGTCGGTGTTTTGTAGGGAGTTGTCGGTTCTCGAGTTGTCGGTGTTTTGTAGGGAGTTGTCGGTTCTCGAGTTGTCGGTGT